GTTGTACCAAATTATGCTAACTTACGTTCTCAATGTGTGTTTAAGATGGCAGAGATGATTGAGCGTAGGCAAGTTGGTGAGATATGTCGTGATCAGTCTGTTGTTGACTTAGTTTCTGAGGAAATGGAGCAGATTAAACAAAAGAATATAGATAAAGAGGGGAAAATTGCTATTATAGGAAAAGACGTTATAAAGACGAATATAGGGCGTTCACCTGACGAGTGGGATTCGATTATGATGCGTTATTGGTTCGCACTTCAACCAAAAGTATTTACATTTTAAGATAATGTTATGGGATTAATAGGAAATTTAAGAGAATCAATAGCTAAGATGTTTGGTACTAATAGCCGAACAATGTATAATGCTTTCAATGATGCTTTTATGGAGATTGGTGGTGGTTATGCACCTTACGATGTAAGTATGAAAACATATTTGGAGGAGGGTTATAATACTAATGCTATGGTGTTTAGTGTTATCAATGCTATGGCTAACAAAAGTTCTACTGTTCCGATATATGTACGAGAGATAAAGAATGAGGAGGCTTATGATGGATTAAAGAAGCTACGAAATGCCACAGGTTACGATATGGCACTCACACAGAAGTTAAAACACTTATCACTGGAAAGTAAGGCTTTTGCCGACCAGGTAGCACCATTGCCTCTTAAAAAACCTAACCCTTACCAAACATGGACTGAGCTTGGTCAGCTTTACAAGACTTTTATACGTATGACTGGTAATGCTTACTTTCTTATTGAGTCTGCCGATGATGGTATGAATAAGGATGAGCCAAAGGCGCTGTATATACTTCCTAGCCACTTAATGAAGATAGTTGTTAAGGATGGCGTTTCTATGGTTGGCATGGAGAACCCAGTTAAGGAGTATATGCTTATTGAGGGTAATCAGTCAATAACGTTCCCATCTGAGAAGGTCATCCATGTTAAGTATGGCAACCCTAACTACTCAGAGGATGGAGAGCATCTTTATGGGTTTAGCCCACTTAGACCACTACTTAAGAATATTCAGTCGTCTAACGATGCTATGGAACTTAATGCTAAGACATTAAAGAGTGGTGGTGCATTTGGATTCATTCATGGCAAGAATGTTCCTATTACGGAGGAGCAAGCACAGCAACTTAAGCAAAGACTTATTGAGATGAACAATGACCCTGGCGACTTGGCTAGGATCGCTGGTTCAAGTGCTGAGATGGGCTTTACAAGGATTTCGCTTACTGCTGATGAGTTGAAGCCTTTTGACTACTTAAAATTCGACATGAAGCAGATATGTAATGCTTTAGGGTGGTCTGACAACTTAATGAACAATGATGATGGAGGTAAGCATGATAAACAGCAAGAGGAGAGAAAGAGGGTGGTCACTGACAATATAGTACCAGACCTTAAGCTACTTATAGAGGCACTCAATGATGAGTTCTTACCACGATTTAAAAAGTACAAAAACTATTGCTTAGAGTTCGATATTATGGAACTCCCTGAGATGCAAGATGATGCTAAGGAGCTTAGTGAGATTATGTTTGAGGGTGTCAGGATGGCAGTGTTCAATCGTAATGAGGCTCGTAAGGCTCTTAATTGGCCAGAGAAAGAAGATGAGGCTATGGAGAGACATACACTATCGTCTGACGTTATTAGTTTAGATGAAGCGATAGACAACGATTTTAACGGTAATCAGGGTAATCATGGGTTTGAACAAGAGGAGAGGCCGACTGGAGATTCAGAGCGGATGGATTCAGTCAATGGAGACTGATATTTTAGTAGCTTTGTTTGGTGATTTTTATCCTTTATGGATAGATTATGCAGGCGAAGGTTATTTAGAATATCATGGGCTGTCAGAGCATTTTAGAGAGATTGAAGATGATGATGACGTTCCACTCTATTGTGCAACTGTAATTCTAGGCGATGAATATAACTTTATTGAATTTGAGGAAATTGTCGAAGCAAGATAAATATAGAGAGAAGTATCTCAGGTGGCATAAGACCTATGAGAAGCGTGCTACCACTGAACTACTAAAAGTATTTAAGGGTTGGACAAAAGGTATGATGATTACTGGTCAGCCTAATCAATGGGTACACCAATTAGACGATCAGTTTGATGAGGAGGACTTGATTAAGGCTTATGTTAAGATATATACAGAGATTGGCTTAAAGCATGGTCAGAGGATAGGTAGGGCTGCTAATATGCAGAAGAAAGACTTTAATCCTGACTTCTTTAAGGAGTTCTACGAAAGATATGTTGCTTTATACTTGCAACAGAGTGGTATGGCTAGGATTTATGATGTTAGGAATACATTTATATCTTTTATAGCTGAGATGCTCACTAGCAGACAAGTTAACAGTATGTTTGGTGATGCACCAGACGCTTCTCGTGTCGCCACTTGGATACAGAATCAAGCACGTAAGCGTAATTTTTTCCGTTGGCAAGCGTTACGTATAGCGAGGACAGAAAGTACAGCAGCGAGCAACTTAGGTGGTTTAAATGCTATAAAAGACTCTGGTTACGTTATGGATAAGATATGGGTATCTGCTCAAGATTCAAGGACTAGGAAAAACCCTGATGATTGGTTTGACCATTACCACATGAACGGTAAAAGTGTTCGTGCTGATAGTAAGTTTGAGATGTCGTCTATGAAAGGTCACGTTGACCATTTAGAGTACCCAGGCGACCCAAAAGGACATCCATCAAATATTATAAATTGCAGATGTACGTTAATATATAAACCAAGGAAAGTTGATGGTAGGTTAGTACGTCAATAAAATTAGAATTATGTACGAGAAAAAATCAATAGTAGGAGAAGTAAAAGATTTAGACCTAAACAAAAGGATAGTAACAGGTTATTTATCAGCATTTGATAATAAAGACCATGTAGGAGATATTATCATTAAAGGGGCTTTTACTAAATCATTAGCAGAGAGAAAAGACCAAATATTCTTTCTTAATCAACATAATTGGGATCAGCCACATGGTAAGTTCAACATACTCCAGGAGGATGTGAAGGGACTCTATTTCGAGAGCAACCCACTCGTTGACACTACCTATTCATCTGATCTCTTAAAATTATATGATGCTGGTATCATAAATGAACATTCAATAGGGTTTCAAACTATAAAGGATGAGGTCAAGTCTGATGCTAGGATATTAAAGGAACTAAAACTATACGAGGGTTCTAATGTTACGTTAGGTGCTAATCCAGAAACTCCATTCATGGGTATGAAGGCAGGCACTAAGCGAGCATCTGACCAAGTAAAGAGAATATTAAAAATGCTAAGGAGTGGTGACGTAACAGATGATACATTCGTTTTGTTAGAGATCGCTTTAAAGCAATATGAAACAGAATTAATACAGTTAGGTAAGAAAACCGTTGAGCCGCCAACAAGCACTCAACAAGAGCCGTCACAGAACACTCAGTTTGAAGATACCTTACGCAAATATTTAAATTTATAACGATGAACGAAGAAATTAAAGGTTTGTTAGATGAGCTTCAAGCAAATATTGAGGGTAAGTCAAAAGAACAAATCGAAAACGAGATTAAATCTTTGGAAGTAAAGTACGAGGAATTGGTCGAAACTAAGGCTGCTGAGCTTAACAAGAGTGTTGAGGAAATTAGAGCTGAGAATAGTGAACTGAAAGCTAACTTGAACCTTGTTGCAGAACAAGCGGATAAATTAGACATTAAAATGCAAGAAAATAAGAAAGTTGTAGAGAATAAAAGTGTCGATCCTTTAAAGGAAATGATTACTAAGAATTATGATGCTATCAAGGATGTTAGAAAAGGTAAAGCTGTTGAGATTAAAGCTGTTGGGAATATGACCCTTACTGCTTCTCTTACTGGTGATCAACCAAGAGACTATAACTTCGATGTTGTATTGCATCCTAACCAAAAGGTGAATGTAGCTGATTTAGTTCCATCTATTTCTATCTCTGGAGGTACTTATACTTTCGTTAGAGAAGGAACAGTAGAAGGCTCTATTGCAACTCAAACTGAAGGGGCTGACAAATCACAAATTGATACTGCATACAGTATGATTGACGTGAATACAGACTTCCTTGCTGGTTACGCTGTTTACTCAAGAAAAATGAAGAATAACCTTCCTTTCTTGGAATCAGCACTTCCACAAACTCTACGTAGAGAATACTGGAAAGCTGAAAATGCTGCGTTCAATACTGTACTTGCCGCAGGAGCAACTGCTTCTACTGAGGTGATTACAAATCAGAACAAAGTTGAGATGTTGATTGCTGAGATTGCTCGTTTAGAAGGTGGGGATTATTCACCTAATGCAATCGTAGTTCCTACTGCTGATTTCTATGACATTCTTGTTACAGAAAAATCAACTGGAGCTGGATATGGCTTGCCTGGTGTTGTTACTTATGCTGGTGGACAATTAGCTATCAATGGTATTCCTGTTGTTAAAGCAAACTGGCTAACTGCTAACAAATATTTCGTAGGTGATTGGTCAAGAGTTCGTAAAGTTGTTACTGAGGGATTAGGTCTTGAATTTAGCGAAAGCGATGAAGATAACTTCAGAAAAAATAACATTACTGCAAGAATCGAAGCCCAAGTAGCTTTAGCTATTGAGCAACCTCTTGCTGTTATTTATGGTGACTTTACTGCGGTATAATGGATGGTGATCTGATTTAGTTCAGAATATGTTTGACCCTCATCGTAAATGGTGGGGGTTTTTTATATATTATTTTTCCGTAAATTGCGTTATAATAATAACTTCAACAAAATATTATGGCTAAGGTAAAAAAGCAATTCTTCTGTGTCAAAGAGAAAAAGACTTACTTCGTAGGTGATGATTACAAGGGAGAGAGAAAAGACCTTTCTCATGTACTAGAAATGGAAGATAAAGGACTTGTTCCTAAAACAAGCACCAAGAAGAGACCTGCTAAACGCAAAACTAAAAGATAATGGCATTTATAGACGTAGTAACATTAGCTGAGGCTAAATCATATTTAAGGGTAGACGATAGCTTCACAGCAGATGATGCAATGATAACAATACTTATTAATGCTGCTGGGGATATGATAGAGAAATACACTAACCACTTACTGTACGCAAGGGAAAAGACGTATAAGTTCTTTGATGGTTGTGTTAGGGTTTATGATTACCCTATAAACTCAGTTACAAGTCCTGATGAGGCAGATATGGAGGTAGAGGAACTATCTCTTTATACACTTTATGAGTATTCGTCAGGTGACTTAGTGTTAAATGTCGGTTATGATGTGGCAGATGTTCCTGCTATGTTAAAGGTTAAGATGATGGAGATTATTGATGCGTTATATAATGGGAATGAAAATTCATCTATTAGTAATATAAGCAAGGATTTGTATGAGTCACTTGCTCCTTGGAGACGATTTACACTATGAGAAGAAATGATTTTGACAAAAGGATAAGTATTTATTCAGTACAACCAACGGCAGATGGATTTGGAGGTTATTCTACTTCTGCTACCTTAGTTGATACCGTATGGGCGAAAGTTGAGCCGTTGGGTGCTGGATCAAATAATACAGAGTATGGATTAGAAGATGCTAATAGGTCAGCTAGGTTTACTATAAGGAAAGGGGTTACGATACTATCATCTGACTTCTTTGTTAAGTATAGGGATAAACAATATAAGATAACGTCAGGGCCAACAGAGATAGACTTTAAAAATAGGTTCTTTGAGTTCATAGGTTCTGAATTAATTGATAAATCAAACGCATAGATATGATACAAAAGACAATAAGAGCATGGGGTGAAGTTCCATATACTAACGCTGAGGCAGATGAGTTAACACAAGAATTAAATGATAGGACTGTTTATGGTACAAGTGGTTATAACTCAATCGCTGAGTTAGGTGCTAAGATGGCTGCTGTTGAAGGTGTAAATAGTACACAAGATACTGCTATTGGTCTAAATACAGCAAAGTTATCAGGCATTGAGGCTGGTGCTGATGTAACTGACACTGCTAATGTAACTGCTGCTGGTGCATTGATGGATAGCGAGGTTACTAACCTTGCACAAGTAAAAGCGTTTGATTCTGCTGATTACGCTACGGTTGCCCAAGGCACTTTAGCTGATGGGGCTGCTCAATTAGCAGGTGATAATGTATTTACAGGGTTTAATAGATATACTTTCACTAACACTTATTATGGGAATGTTGCAACAGCTTTATTAACTGCTGCAAGGGTTCTAAACAGTCAGGGAAATGTAGATGTGCAAGTGGAAACTGATGGTGCTGGTACTATTGCATCTGCTAATGATCTGAATCTAAAGTCTGGTAGTGGTACAGCTATAAAATCAACAACTTCTTCAATAGCAGATATAGACGCCACAGGAGATTTTGCTTTAACAACTAAACAATACAATGACTCTAGGTATGGAGCTATAGCAGATGTAACAGCGAACACAGCTATAACAGATGTAGCTATTGTAAGTGATACAACGTCAGCAGGTGGAGGTACTGCTATAACTAATATGGTAGAAATTACACAGGCTGCTTATGATTTACTAACTCCTGATGCAAGTACATTCTACTTAATAAACGGATAATATGTTATTAAACAAGCTATATAAAGGTTCTAGTGAGATACTAAAGATATATAAGGGAAGTACTTTAGTGTTGGATAATACTCCTACATCATCACTCACACCTATAATGACTAACTTTAGGGTTGTTGATGGTGACTTAACTTCTGTACATTTTGACACTCCATTAGGCTCTGTATCTGGTGTAAACGCTGCTGATTTTACTATCTCTGGTAAGACTATTTCTAGCGTTACAGTAACAAATGCAACAACTGGTTATTTTACGGTTTCATCAGCTTTTGATTATTGGGATAACAATACGATTAGAAAAGAGGGTGGTACTGAATCTATTATGTGGAACTTTACAATGGAACACATAGATAATAGGATATCAGAACCAACAACAAGTGGAACTGAATATGATGTAACTACACAAGCACAATTACAAACAGCTATAGGAAGTGCTGTAGCTGGAGATACTATATGGGTTAAGGTTGGTACTTATACAAGGAATGATTCAAACTCACCAACAAATAGTGGCACTAGAGCTAACCCTATCAAAATAAAAGGCTATAAAAATACATTTGGTGATCTAGATGATGTGATGTACTATCCAACTGATGGTACTTCTCCTGCTTTAGATAATACGGAGATGCCGATAATACAAGGGTTAGAAATTGCTAATAAAGGTGGCTTAAGATTTGATAGTAAAAATGGTTGGATCATAAAAAACTTGTCGTTTGAGGGATGGCATAGGGGAATTATAGCATTTGGAACTAGTCTATACATCAATGTAGATAATTGTATTGCTATAGATAATAATGGAGCAACAGGCACAAGCGATCAAGGAGAAGGGTTTAGGCTTGGTACTGATAGTGGTACTCAATATGATTCCCTATTTAGACTAACAAATTGTATTTCGATAAATAATGCTTTAGCAAATTTATATTTTGCTGGTAATTATGGAATGGTTGATAACTTTTACTCATTCTG